GGCAAAACTTTGGTCGTTCATTACCTGACCCCACGTTAGATAGAGCACGAGCAGGATTTAGAAATCAATTTAGTGATGTATATAATCAGTATCTTGGTCAACGAGGTAGAGAATTATCTAGTAGAACAGACCCATCTAAAATGTCTACGTTTTCTAGTTTCTTAGAAAAATATCCTTTTACACAAAGATATTCAAATATGAGTCCGTATCAAAAAGGTACTTCTATAAATAGATTTTCTCCTAGTACAAGGTTTATATATTACTAATGCCACATATACGAGGACATGAATATACTCCCCCAATGAGGAGAGTAGCTAGAGCTGCTGCATTAGCACCAGGACAACCAGTACCTCCACTTATTCAGCCACAACCTGTTCAAGAAGATGGTGGATTGATGTCTGATATTTGGAAGGATTATTTACAACCTGGATTAGAAACTGCTGTAGGATTACCTGGAGTTAAACAATTATTTCAAGGACTAGAAGCAGTACATCAACGAGCTGTTGTTCCTACAGTTAGTAGATTAATAGAACCATTACCAATTAGATTTGAAGAAACTCCTGGTGCCCCTGAAGTCCCATGGTATGACATTCCTGGTCAGTATGGTAGAGGAGATGTCACATTTAATGTTGACCAATATGTTACTCCAGAAGGCAAGTTTTCTCCAGCAGCATTAGCTGACCAATTGTTATTAAAGAATCCAGTAGTTGGTATTCCAAATATTGCATTAGAAGTACTAGGAGAAAACTTAAATAAAGACTTTGACATATTTGAACCAGAAACAAAAAGAAGCCAGAATGTTCAAAAAGAAGCTCGTAAACGAGAACAAATAACAGGCAAAGCTGTTACTCAACGTGAGCTTAGAGAAATAGAAGAAGACTTATATAAATTGCCACCTGGAGTTAGAGGGTTGTTAGAAGAAGCTCCTTGGTTTGCATTGCCACCTGCTAGAGCAGCTAGAGCTTCTGCACAAGCAGCACGTACTGGTGCGTTAGGTGCAAAATCTCCAACAGCTAGAGCAGCTTTACGAGCAACAGAAATAGCTTTGAAACCAGTTGAATTAATAGAAGAAGGGTTAGCTAAAGTTATTGAAGCTCCCTTTAGAGCTGTAGGTAAAGGAATTAGTGCAACAAGTCGTAGCACTAATAGAGTAATTAATCTACCACAACTAAATAATTTAACTCAAAGAGCTTTAATTTATGGAGATAATATTATTAGAGACAAAGCATTTGTCGGAGTATCAGGAAGTGCTTTACGTGCCTCTGATAAATTAAGATTAATTAATAAATCTTTTGAAAGAAAAACAGGTGTACAAAATAGGTTTAATATTGAGCCTAAAGAAGTTGATGGAAAAACAGATTTGTTTTTAACAATTAATGATGACGCTGTTATTCCAGATAGGATACGTATAAGAACTAATGAAGAATTAGCTAATCTTCCACCAGAACGATTTGTTGCAAAACAAAGACAAGATGAGTTCTTAGACACTCTTGAAACACCTATTGGTCAAAAAGAAATTGAAAACTTTAATCTTAATCCAAGACCAGAAGATATGACTTTTGAATCGTATCAAGCAAGTCTTGCTCAGTCTCCTGTAGGAAATAGACTTGAAGCAATTTCAAATTCTATAAATAGTTCTAAAGTAAAACGTAAATTAGTTCAAGGTGGAGATAAAGCATACGAAACATTTAAAAAACGTATTACAGATAGATTTCCTAGTGTTGGGTCAGCTGATTGGTTAGTTGATTTCTTTGGAAAATCTCATGACTCTGCATGGATTATACGATTGGTATCTGATATACAAGCAAGAGGAGCTAATATATCTGATAAATTAGGACTTACTGAATCACTTGAAAATCTTGCTGTTACATTAAATAATAGTTTAAATAGAGGTACAGATAGAGCATCACGTAGATTATATAATTTTAAAAAAAATAGTTTAGACCCTTTAGTAAAACAAGGTATTAATGCAACTGATGTAGACCATTTAATTAAGGCTTTAAGATTTGCTGAAATTAAAAAGAAATTTCCAAAAAGAAAACCACCTGAGGCTTTTGAAAAACAAAACGGACTCACAGACTCTTTAGGAGATAATCCTAATAAAAAAATAAATGAAATGACTGGTGGTAGTACAAATATAGATGACGCATTAGAAAAAGGAACAGATATAAATGGAGTTTTATTAAGAGAAAAATATCCAAGCCCAGAACAAAGAGCTCGTATAAAACAAACAGTAGAAGAATATCAAGAAATGTATAGAGCTCAGCGTCAAGAATTATTAGACGAAGGAATAATAGATTTAAATGAATTTAACGCACTAAGAGATTCTTATGTTAACTATGCCCCTATTAATTATGTAGATTCTTTTGATATATCACCTAAAGTTAGATTTAACAATAAAACACCTAATGATACTAATATTGTAGATAAGGGAATTAATTCATTAACTAATCAACTTCATAAAGATGCTGTTGTTGAATCTATGTTTGGAGGAAGATTTGCTGCCAGTCTGGTTAAACATGAAATTACAATACAACAAAATAGAGCTACTAGAGATATAGCTAAATTATATAAAGAAGAATTTGGTCTTATAGATGTGTCAGAAAGATTTCGTACAGTAAATACAAAAAATGGTGAAGTTACTTTAAAGAAACCTCCATATGATGATAAAACAACAAAAAGTGGATTTTTTACATATTTTGAAGATGGAAAAAGATTTGTGTTTGGTAATCCTAAAACAGAAAAAAACCCTTTAGGAACAGTTGATAAAATATTGTGGGACAGCGTTAATGGAAGAAATGGTCTTGCATTAAAAGGTGAGAAAGAATTTAACCATATTATTGCTATGACTAATGGTTGGTATCGTTCTATGTATACAACATTAAGCCCTGTATTTTGGGTTCGTAATATGTTGATAGACTCCGTAACTGTTGCTATTAAAGGTGGAGTATTACCACATGAGGTTGCACGTGAATTAATTGCTAACTTTACAGCAATAGCTAAAGGTTTAGAAACAAAAAGTGCTGAATTTATGAGAGCTTCTGGTGGGTGGACAGGAGGAGGATTTACTGGAGATAGTAAAGTTCTTAATAAAATGAAACGTGCTGTAGCTGATGTAGACCAAACAGGAGATGCAACATTTATTACTAGCACAAAACATTTACGTAACATATTATCTCAAAATGTTTTTCAAACAGGAGCAAATATATTTAGACGTGTTGGTGGAGCAATCGAGTCAGCACCAAGAGAAGCTGTATTTAAAAAATCTTTAAGAAACTCTTTAGGTAATGATGAAGTAAAAAGATTATATAAATTAACTGATGAACAACGAAGAATAGAAATATACGAAAACTACAAAGCATTTGATGATACTGTTGCTGATACTAAAAAACCTTTTGCTGATACAGAAGATGCTCGTAGAGCTGGAGCTAATAGTTTAGAAGCTACATTAGATTTTAGTCGTGGTGGTTCATCAATTAGGTTAGCTAATAATTATCTTTTATTTTTAAATGCAACTATGGAAGGTGCTAAAGTTCCATTCAGAGCTCTTGGAATTGATTTAACACCTGTTATTAAACCTATACCTGTAGAAAAAAGGGTAGTAGATGGACCACTTTTTGAATTTGGAAGTACAACTGAACAATTAAAAAAATACATGACACTTGGTATTAATAATAGAGGTATAACAGGAAAATCTTTTGATATAGTAGGTGGTGGACCTAAAATGGTAGCACTAAGAGTAGGAAGTGCTGTAGCTGCTTATTACTATATTATGGAAGAATGGAATAAGTCTTTTAAATTTAATGGAACAGCTTTGTATTATGATGTTCCTGAAGAAGTAAGATACAACAGTATAGTTTTTATGTTGCCACCAGATAAAGATGAAAATGGTGATTTAATTCTTGACCCAATAACACAACGCCCTAAACCTAAGTATTTAGTTATTCCTCATAGATTAAGAGAATGGAATATGTTATTTCAATCAGCTACGCTTGTTTCAGAAGCATTTGATGACACAGGTATTGATACAGATATGAGCAAATTCTTTTATCAAATTTTTAAATCGTCATCTCCTATTTCTGAAATACCTGCTCCTGAAATTTTTACAACTGCTGTAGAAGAAATTAGTGGGTATGATACTTGGAGACAAGCTCCAATTATTTCTGAAGCAGAAACTGAAGGGGCATTGCAAGACCAATACGATAAATCAACATCTAAAACAATTCGTGAAGCAGCAGGTGTTTTTGAATCATTACCTGTCCCTGAACCATTTATGGATGTTATCGGTAGTCCTAAAAGATTAGAACATTTATCTGAAAGTATGTTTGGTGGAGTAGGAACTTTAACTACATCTTTTGCTGATTACATATATCAAACAATTACAGATATAAGTGAAGCAGATAATCCTAGACCTATGAAAGAACAGGTCAAAAAGTTTAGAGAAGAAATGAATCAGACAGAACGTACTGAATTTATTATGAAATTAGATGATAAAGAATATAAAGAATTTCAAAAAGAATTAAAAGAACCAGAAAAAGGTATTCCGTTTTTTGATGCTTTAGGTAAGTCATTTAATCCACAAAAAAGTGGTGCTATATTTTTTGGTAAACAAAAAGAGCTACAAGAAGAATTTGGTTATTCAGCTAAAGATACAAGTAATGCTATAAAGTTAGCTAGAGAAGTTAATTTTGAATTAAAATTACAACAAGATGAAAATGACAAAAAATTAAGTGATTGGAGAAATGGACAAAGAGGAAAAGATGTTTTGTCTCCTTCTGAATGGCGTGCTGCTCGTTCTGCTAAGTATGATAAATATGAAGGTGCAACAATAGCTATACAAAAAGAATTTAAAAATTCTGTACAAGCAGGTGCTCCAGAAGAAAGAGAACAATATTATGACCAATTATATAATGGAGCAAATTCTAGTAAGAGTGGTGTTAATTTATTAATTGCAGAATTTAAATCTATTAAGTTAGAAGAAACACCTGACTCATCAGATTGGGATAAATACAATGCAGCTAGAAATGATTTTAAAGAAAACATTAGATTAAGGTCAGAAGCACAAGGTGATAATACTTATAATGATTTTATAAGAAGTCTTGAAGCAGATGATACAGAAACAGAAAAAATGTATCAAAGAGCAAGTGAACTTTTATCTGAGTATTGGAGTATAGGTAACAATATTGATAATTTATATGATGCTAGTTTTAGTGCTAGGCAACCTCAAATAGCACAACAATGGAATGACTATTTAAATGCTGATACAGGAACACAAAATCAAATAAGACGTAGTAACCCACAAATAAATACATTAGTTAAAAGACGTAGTGAATTAAGAAAACTATATGTTCAAAATCAAGCACCTATGAATGCCCCAAATGGAATAGATGAAACTTTAGCTTTTTGGTATGGTGATTTTTATAGTCCTGTAACTCCAGGAGGTAAAGAAGTCATAAGTAGAATTTATGGCAGAGCTCCATCAACAACAGCAATTTCAAACGTAGGGCTCATTCCACGTTGACAACACATGTATACTATAAATTAAATTATATGAGGTATTAATAATGGTTAATCAGGCAGAACAAGACAATACAAGTACCCCTGAAGTTACTCAGGATAATAATAATGGAGACACACTAGTTGATGTAACTCCAGAATTTGAAGGAGCTGATACTTTTACAGATACTTCTGCTCCTACAGAAGAAACAACTGACACTCCCCCACCACCTGAAAATACAGAAACTCCAACAGAAACAACAGAAACTCCTGTTGAACCTGTAGCTGAACAGGCAAATACTAGTACAGAAACTCCTCCAGTAACCCCAGTACCTCAAGAAGATAATCAAACTACAGAAACTAGGTTACGAGAACTTGAAACTAAAAATGCTTCATACGAACAACAGCAACAACAGTCTCAACTTCAAGCACAAGCTGGTCAGTATGCACAGCAATTAGAAAAACAAGGTTATTTGCCAGACCAGGCAAATCAAATTGCCACACAATGGATGGGGCAACAAAGTCGTGAAACGCAGATGTTACAACAACAGCAAGAACAAATTAAATATGTTCAAGGTCAATCTGCAGCAGCAGAACATTTTGCTAGTAAATATGACTTGAAGTTAAGCGACCTTTCAGAATTAAAAAAATATGACTCTCCTCAATCTATGGAAGAAGCAGCTAAAAGTCTTAAAGCTAATAGAGCTAAAGATGCTAGAATAGCAGAATTAGAAGCAAAGTTAGTTCCACCACAGAGTTTTGACAGTAGTCAAAGCACACCTGGTGCTTCTAATAGTAATGAGAGTTGGTTAGACAAATACAATTCAGGTGACAGAACACCGAACGCACTTGCCGCAGCACGAAGGGCTGCTGGATTAGGGTAGTAATTGTTTAACAAAAAACAGCAGCACGAAGGGCTACTGAGTTAATTAAAATTTAAGAATTAAATCAGGAGGGCTATCATGGCTCAGACATCAACAACTGGAAATTTAGAAAATGCCCAGAGAATAATACTTAGTTCAGCTAGGTATACAGAAGAACATAATGCACCTGCATTGGCACTTATAGAACAATTTAGTTTACCTAAAGGTGCTAAGACAGTTACCGTTCCTAAAGTTGGCTCAATGACAATGAGTGACCTACAAGACGGAATAGACATTATTGACGAAGAAGATATCGGAATGACAACAGTTGACCTTACAGCTAGTGAGGTTGGAGCTAAAGTTATTCTTACAGATAAACTTGTAAGACAAGCAGCTGACAATGTTTTTTCAATCATTGGAAGACAGCTTGGTGATGGCATGGCTCGAAAGAAAGATAATGATGTAATTGCTCTTTATACAGGATTAAATGGTGGAACTACACTTGGAGCAGATGGCAGAAGCATGACTGCTGCTAACGTACATGCAATTATTTCTAACGCTAAAGCAAACAAGTTTGGTTCTCAGTTATATATACTTCACCATCCAAATGCTGTTGCAGCTCTAGCTGGACAAGCAGCAACAACTGCAGGCGCAGATAGTGGTAGAGAAATTTCATCAGGCTGGTCAGCAGATTTGTTAGGTAACTTTTATAGTGGGTTACGACCAATTAATGGTGTACCAATATTTGAAGATGGAAATATTCAAAAGGATGGAAGTAATGACTCAGGGTATGGTGTTATTGCTGACAAGACTGCATTAGCAGCTCTTACTAGCGTAGAAACTAGAACTGAAAGACAAAGAGATGCTTCTCTTAGAGCTACAGAAATTGTAATGACAGCAGACTATGGTGTCTTTGAACTAGATGACACTAAAGGAGCTCCAGTATTGTTTGAAATGGGTGACATAGCAACTTCATAAAGTAGAGGTATAAATGGCAAATATAACTGAACGAAACAAACAAAAAGTAGACTTGGCTAATGCTGGTTTTGCTATGAAATATATAGATGATTGGCAAGCTAAAACTGTTTTATTTAGACATAAAGCTAGTGTAAATAGCGAAGGTAAAATTAGTGGAGCAGTTGGTACTACCGTAACTGGAGTGCCTGGCAACCCTGATTATGTACTTAGAAAAGCTAAAATTGGTTTGTTTCCTTGGAAACCAGAAGAAAGTTGTACGTGCCAATGGTGCAGAGAAACTGATTGGAAAGCTCAAGAACCCACGACTATTAAAGGATTCTGTAATTCCTGTGGATTTGAAGCAGAAGCTAAAAATAGTTCTGGTATTGGGGCTAAGTTGGCTTTTCATAAGAAAGCTGAACACCCTGATGTATAATAGAATCCTGAAAGTTGTAAAGATTGACCGAGGCTTTCAGGGTTCTTAAAATAAAATCGGTTGGTCGCAGGGGTAAACCCTGTAAATTAATAAACCTTTAGGAGGTTTGATATGTCTTTTAATCCAGTTCAAGGTGGTCGATATGGTTTTGAAAAAATAACCACGTCTGACCAACGACAAGTTCTCGGTGCAGAAATGGCGTTCCCTGATGGCAGAAAGTTTCGTTATGTAAATAACGGAGGAACTGCAGTTGCAGAAGGTCTGGCTGTAGCTTCAGAAGCTGTAGAAGCTCAGCATGATGAAGACCTAGTAATTACTACTAGTCCTTCAGTAGGTGACACTACTATTGGTATTACTTTAGGAAGTACAGCAGCAGCTAAAGATTTGTATGCAGAAGGATACTTATTCTTTAACTTAGCTGGCACTACTCCACATGAAATGTACAAAATTAAAGGTCATCCTTTGATTGCATCTACTGGTACTGGAACATTTACAATAGATGAACCTGATGGATTTCAGACTGCAATAACTGCAGGTACTGATGCAGCAGGTCTTATCAAGAGTCCATATAAGGACATTGTTGTTGCTCCTGCTGCTGTTGCAGGTAGATTTGTTGGTGTAACTGCTGCTGACCTAGAATCTAACTATTATGGTTGGGTTCAGGTAGCAGGTTTAGCTACTGCTAAAATTGATGGTACTCCAGCAGTTGGTACATTAGTAGGTGCAAGCTCAAACCACGCAGGTCAACTACTTGCTGTTGCTGCTGACACTACTCCTGCTCTTGCTCGACTACATGGTAAAGCTGGTGTGGACAATGAGTTCCATACTGTAATGTTAATGAATCTATATTAAATTGGATTCTGTTAAACTTTGGACACCTCAAGGTTCTACGTATGTAGGTGGCAATACTGCTGGCTATAACGAAGAAACTGGGGTGTCCATTGTTGTGCATACGTTTCAATTTAATGACCCAGAAACAGGTCGAGGTCAAATAGTTAAGATTCCTGCTGACCCTAGTATTTCTAAAGCACATATAGAAGATATGGCAGCTCAAGCACTTGAAAACTTTTTAATCGAGTGTAGAGTTAAAGACAAAAAGAAACCTATTACTGCTAACCAAAGGAAACAAATAGGGAAACAGATAAAAGAATTTAAAGAATACGCAGAGAAACGTAGGGAAAGTACAAACAACAGAATATATTATAAAGGAATTTCTGATAAATGAGGTTAAGATATGCCTGTACAGGGAAGAACACGAGAACAGCTTAGACAGTCTATAGGTTTTAATCTAGGGGCATTAAAAACTGGTACTGCTACTAGTGGTACTACTGAAACTCTTATTGATACTAAAACATTAAGAGGTGGAGATGATACTTATAATGGTAAGTTAATACTTGTTACTGATGCTAGTGATGGAACTACCCAAGATACTCCATTTATTGATGATTACACTTCAAGTAGTACAACAATAGCTTTCCAACATGCTTTAAGTTTTACAGTTGCTAGTGGTGACACTTATGAAATATGGGATTCCCCATACGAACCTACAAAAATACATGATTTTATTAATCAAGCTATTATAGATGTAACAGGTCAAGCATACGACCCAATAGAATATCCTGATATGTCTAGTTCTCCTCACACAGCTTTGTTTGCTGACGGTAAAACTTTAAGATTTGATATACCTAGTAACATATCAATTATTAATCGTATTTATTATAGGAGTTCTATTACTTCTACTATATTGCATAGTTGTAACTCAGCATTTGATGAAACAATTGACTCAGACTTTACAGTTACAGTAGATACAGAAGATAAAAAACGAGGCACAGGTAGTAACAAATTTGTTATTGCTGTAGGTGCTAGTGCTGGTGACATAGCTACTGATTCTATAACTAGTAAAAATATTAGTAAGTACGATTACTTAGAGTGTTGGGTTAAAAGTACGGTTGCTACTTCTGCAGGTAATATAAAAATATTACTTGATGATTCTGCTAACTGTGCATCTCCATTAGAAACCTTATCTGTTCCAGCCTTATCGGCAGACACATGGACTTATGTACGTATTGCTTTGGCTAACCCAGAGCTAAATACAGCAATTATATCTATAGGATTAGAGTATGATTCCGACTTAGGTGCATGTCAGATTAGATTAGATGATATAAAGGTAGTGAAAAACGATACTGCCGTATTTCAAATCTTCCCTAGACATTTATGGAAATTAGACAGAAGTGCTAGAGATTTAGTTTTAACTGAAGGTGGCATGTTTGAATCTGGCTATTCTATGTTGAAATTAACAGGTGGAGATAAACCTGCATTATTAAGTAGTGAATCATCAACAACTGAAATAGATGATTCATATATTGTAGCTAGGGCTACAGGTTTAGCGTTTTCTGCAGCATCAGGTGGTCCAAGTACAGACCCTGACGCTTTACGACAAGCAGCAGCATTTTGGTTTGGTTTAGCAGAGCAATCTAAACGAGCATTTCCATTATTAATAACAGGTAGAGTTGTTGAATAATGGCAAACAAAGTATTAGATAAAAACGAAATATATCTTAACGGTATATATTTCCCTTTAACTAGACCTGTACAAAGTACATTAGCATCTTTATATCCACCAAAGGTTACTATTGGTGATACAACCAGAGACTCACAAACAAGAGCATCTGTTATATCCTGGTCTGATTGGCGTGGTGGCATAGGTGTAGAACGTATGCAAGGACCTGCAGATGCAGACAAGGCTTGGTATTCTACATTACAACTAAGATATAGAAGACATTTAGTATTACCTGCATTAGCTACAGAGACAAGAGCACAGCTATCAAATGGTACAGCTGTTACTGGAGCTATTACTTTTATAGCTGAAAAAGGTGATAGCTTGTATGTAGGGTTTGATAAAAAACCTTATGTATATTCAGAAGGTGGAGAATCTCATGGAGCAGACTTTCTTACACAGTTAACTCATAGTAGTAGTGCTTATAGTTTTCCAGATACCCCAACAGATTCTATAACTATTAGTATGGCAGGCACAGACTATGTAGTTGTTGCTCATACAGGTGGTTATAGTTATTACTCTGCTAATACAACAGTTACAGACAAAACAACTGATGCTAAATTTCTTACATCTTGGGATGACAGATTGTGGGGAATAGACTCTAGTGGACAACTTTGGTACACACTTACTATTGGTGGCACTCCTGTTAATGATGCGTTACTACCTGTACAAGATGGTTTTGTTACAGATTTATTTGTAGGTAGAGATTCTACAGGAAGCCAAATTATATATGCAGCTACTAAAGTAGGCTTGTATGCACATGATATGGCTAACGGTAGATTTGTTGAAACACAATTTCAATTACCTTTCCATCAATTTAATGGGGTAGGTACTGTTAGATGGCGTGATGCTATTTACAATCCTAGTGGTTTAGGTATATATAAATATATTAATGGTAATAACAATGCTGTTGTAACAGTAATGGGTCCAGATAGAGATGATGGATTACCTGCAATACAACGAGGAACAATTAAAAAACTTGTAGGTACACATACAGAATTATTAGCTGCAATAGACGCAACTACTGCTCCAGCAGCACAATCAAGTACGGACTGGTCTTTTCATGTTCCTGTTGGGCAAGGAAGTCGAACAGCAGTTATTGATGCCTCTACTGGACATTCATCAATCATAGGATGGAATGATGTAGGGTGGGAAACTAAATGGTCTGCTACTACATCTACAGCAGGTAAAGCTGTTGAGTATATGTTAGTAACTAATGCAGGTAAAGGTGACTACAGATTATGGTGGGGATTTAACGGTAAACTATGGAATCAATCTGTTCCATTTGATGTGCTTAATCCTTCACAGTTATCTAGGTTTGAGTATGATACAAGTGGTTTTTTAGAAACACCTTGGTTTGATGCACAACAATCTGAAGTAGATAAGTTAGCATTACAACTAAAAGTAGAAGTACAAGATGCTTCTAGTACCGAAACTGTAGTTGTCCAGTATGCTATTGATTATTCTGATACATACACAAGCATGGGAACAATAACTAGTGATGGTACTACTAGTTATACATTTGGTTCTAACTTAGGAACTACATTTAGAGCTATAAAATTTAAAATAACATTAGCTAGAGAATCAGGTACAACTATAGCAATTATGAAAAAATCTCCTGATGTAGTGTCTCTTACTCTTGAATACAGAAAGAAATTAGCTGCTAAATACGGACATGCTGTTGAGCTTAACTTAAACGAAACTTATAAAGGTAAAGACCCAAAACAATTACGGTCTGCATTAGTATCAGCTATAGAATCAAATACGTTAGTTGAATTTACATTTAGAGATGATAGTGGAGGTACACGTAACTATTATGTAGACGTGACTTCTGCAACAGGAATTGAATACACAGGATATGATGAACGAGGCTCATCAAGGATTACATTGGTAGAGCCATGATACTTAATTCAGGAACAACAACTGTTAGTACATCAGGTACTGAACAACAATTATCTAACACAACTAGTAAAGTTAGGTGGATAAAATTAAAAGCTCTTGCTGCAAACTCTGGCATTTCTTATTTTGGAGATAGTGGAGTAACTACAACTAATGGGTATGAGTTATCTGCAGGTAATACTTTAGAGATAAACTTTGCAGATGTAGGTGGAACAGTTCTTTTTAGTTCTTTGTATGTTGATGTTGCTTCTAATGGTGACAAAGTATCTTGGGTAGTTCTATTGGATGGTTAATGACTACACAAAGTTCTTTAACAATACCACCAGATAATTGGACAGGTTCTAAACCTGAATGGATGTTTTACGCATCTTTAATAGAATTAGGATACGAACCTAATGAAGACTTTACTTACCAGTCACCGTTAATGGGTGGCAGGTTAGATAAAGGTGGTTTAATAATAGACTTTATGTTTTATAATCCACCTAATTTGGCTGTTAACGTACAAGGTGTATACTATCACTATGAATTAGGGTCAGAAACTAAAGCTAGGGATATATTCGCAAGACAGGCTTTAGCAGGACAAGGGACAACATTAATATTTGTAGACGAAGATGATTTAGAACAAGACCCTTTAGGGGTCACAAGAGATGCTATCAACTTTAGAGATAGGTCAAGACTAGGAGGATAATAGTGGCAGCTCCAACTATAAATTTTGCAGGATTTGTTTATGATGACGCAGGAGATGCTGTCTCTGGTGCAGTCGTTCATATATATAACAAAAACGCAACAGACACAACTAGAGAAAGCTCTAGTATTACCACTAACTCTGATGGTTATTGGAGTTATGCTCACGCTACACCAGGTGAGTTTGACGTAGAGGTTGTTAGTGGTGCTTCTAAAAGACGATTTAAATTTGACGATAAAATTCATTTAACTGAAATAGATGTAGAAGCATTAAGTATTCGTGGTAACGAAGGAGCAATTGCTCCTCTTTATTTTTATGCTGACCAAGGTGATGATGCAAGTGACCAATGGAGAATAGATGCTGGAACTGATGGCAAACTTGCTATAGGTAACGACATAGCATCACAAGGAACTTTTGTTGACCACATAACATTTACACCACATGCAACTGTAGCTACTTCAATTGTTGCATTTAAAGGTGGCGTTACAGTAGCAGGTGACTTAACTATTACTGGTGATGACCTTATTATGGGAACAAATACAACTACGTATATTCTTGTAGCAGATGGAACTAGTTATAATCCTGTAGCAGTTAGTGGTGATGTAACAATGGCTAATACTGGAGCAGTAACAATTGCTAACAACGCTGTAGAAACAGCTATGATAAATGCTGATGCAGTAACATCTGCCAAAATAGCTGATGATGCTATTGATAGTGAACACTATACTGATGGTTCTATTGATACAGCACACATAGCAGATAATCAAGTTACTCTTGCTAAGATGGCAGGAATAGCTAGAGGTAAAGTTATATATGGTGATGCTAGTGGTGACCCTGCAGTTCTTGCAGTCGGTACAGCTGGTTACGTATTAGCTACAGACGCAACAGACCTTGCGTATACCAATTCATTGTTAGCTGCTGACTATGTTATTGGAGAAGATGCACAAACTAAAATAGATTTTGAAACAGCCAATGAAATACATTTTGATGCTGACAATGCAGAGATAGCAAAGATTACTGCTACTGGATTAACTATATCAGGGGGTGTAAATGTAGTCCTTGGAGATGCAAGTAATTTAAATATTAGCACTCCATTACTAGCAGGTGCTGACCACACAACAACTGGAATGACAGCACAAATGTTAGCAGGTGGAGCTATATCTGCATTTAATTTAGTTTGCATACACACAACAACTCAAGAAATAGTTGTTGCTGATGCTAGTGCATACGCTACAGCCAGAGTAATTGGTATTGCTCCAGCAGCTATTAGCGACACAGCTACTGGAACTGTATTACTACATGGTTTTGTTCGTGATGATACTTGGGGATGGACTACAGGAGCAACTCTTTACTTATCAGAAACAGCAGGAGCTTTAACTGAAACTGCTCCTACTACAGATGGAGCTTTTGTCCAGGCTGTAGGTATAGCTTTAGAGCCTGATGTAGTTTACATAAATCCTAGTATGGATGTTATAGAACACGCATAATGGCTAATGAAATAGAGAAAGTTAATACGATAGCTTTTGGTGATATCGAAAAGATTAACACCATAACTGAAGCTAACATAGAAAAGTACAACACTTTTGAGTTGAGTTCTGTGTCATTTATAGCAGCTACTGGCGGTAGTATTGCTACGTCTGGCGACTACAAAGTCCACAGCTTTACATCTAATGGCACGTTTCAGGTTACAGCTAAAGGACCGTCAGGTGTAGGTGACCAGATAGAAATACTAATGATTGGCGGAGGTGGAGGTGGCTCAGGTGGGTCGGATTCCAGCAATCATGGTTCAGGAGGTGGAGGTTCTGGTGGTTACATTAGCCTTACAGAACAAACAGCATCAGTTACAAGTTATAGCGTAGTTGTTGGAGCAGGTGGAAATGGCGGAGCTGACCATACAGCTAATGGTAGCGTTGGTTCAGATTCAACATTTTTTAGCCAAACATCTGGTGGTGGCGGTTATGGAGGTGGGGAAGACGCATCGCCAAATGGTGGAGCAGGTCGTGCAACTAACGGAAACGGTGGGGGAGCTGGCGGGGCTGGAAGTGGAGGTTCTGGGAATTCTTCTGGAAACGCTGGGGGTAATGGTGGAGGCACAAACAAAGCTGGAGGTGGAGGGGGAGGAACCTCTGCAGTTGGAGCAAATGGTGGGAACACAGTTGGTGGAGCTGGTGGAGCTGGAACTGCTAATTCAATAACAGGTTCTTCTGTCACTCGTGGTGGAGGTGGTGGTGGTGGAACAATGTATCCTGGTGGGTCGGCAGCTAGTGGAGGTTCAGGAGGAGGAGGGAACGGAAACACAGGTGGTGGAGAGCCTACTGCTGGAGGTACAAATTTGGGTGCTGGTGGTGGTGGTTCTGGATGGGTTTCAGGCGATACATTTGCAGGCGGAAATGGCGGCTCTGGGTTGGTAATCGTTAAGTTCAAATTTCAATAGGTTTAAATGATGGCACATTTTGCACAAATAAATGATTCCAATGAAGTTATAGCTGTAACTGTACTAGCAGATACAGATTGCCAAGACGAAAATGGTGATGAATCTGAAGCTGTAGGTATTACTTTTATGAAAGCATTATTAGGAAGTGATACTAATTGGGTACAAACTAGTTACAACGCATCTATTAGAAAAAATTATGCAGGGGTTGGATACACATGGGATAGTGGTAGAGATGCTTTTATTCCACCCAAGCCTTTTAATTCATGGCAATTAAATACATCAACTTGCAGATATGACCCACCAAGTGCAAGACCTGATGACGGAAATCATTATGTGTGGGATGAAGACAATACTGAGTGGGTTGCAGAATAATATGGTCATACCAATAAGGAGGCAGACTAATGGTAATTACAAAAGCATTTCGGATAGTTAAAAGATACAGCTCGTGTCTTGACGAACTGATTGATTTAGCTGAAACAATTCATACTTCAGTTCAAGATGGGAAAATCCCAAAAGAAGAACGGTCATTGTGCATGAAGAAGTTTTGGGCACTCGTAAGAGCTGTAGAAGATTCATCTAAACCGTAGCTAACACTATTTTCTAAGCCACGTAGAGCAACGTAACTACTCCAAGTAATACCATAGCATAGGTAACTAAAGATAAATCACATTTTTATTGGAGGGTTAGGGTAATATGGATGAACATGATGAGATGAGACTTAAAAATAAGGTCGAAGATTTAGAGAAGTTCTATATATCAATTATCAAGGAGTTCAATAAGGCAATGAGTAAGGCAAAAAAAATTGGACTACTGGGTTTGGTTATCGGTGGGACATCATTAGCTGTTAGTGGGTATTTAGTATTTAGGTTATGGGACAAATGGTAAATAAAGAAAAACCATTACAAGAACAATTGCTAGATGCCAAAGCAGAAATAGTAGAGCTTCGTGCATCTAGCAAAACCACAATTACAGGGGCTCAGTTCTTGGCTATAGTTTTGGTAGGACCATTGTTCCTTAGTTTTTGTGTGCTTGGAGTTTTAATAGTATGGAAGACAGTATCAAAGCCTGCGGAAGTTGCCCCACATTTGGATATTATTTTGGTGGCGTTCGCCATATTTGCAAATCCAGTCACAGCTGCAGCTGGTATAATAATTTCACAAATTCAAGAAAAGAAACCTAGTAAGGAGGAATAAGATGAAAGATAGAAAAATTAATATACCGAAATTAAAGATGGGATTACCTCGTTTTTGGTCTTTCCGTATTCCTCTTGGTGGTGGGATACATCTTGGTGGTGGCAAATTAATACTAGGAAGTATGTCCGTTGTAGCGATAGGATTTATTGCTTCAATGTTTGTATTAATTTCTAGCGGTGACCAACAGATAACGTTTCCTATGACTGGAGCTTCATACGTTGCACCAGGACATATTGGTACTAGAATTGTTGATGAAGAATTCCCAGCAGACAGAAGCCAAACGCTTCAGATTAATATGCCTGCAGGGATAAGAATGGATGTTGTTAAATTTGAAAACATTTCATTGGGTAAAGCTGGACTGACAGATGCTTTCCAAATTTCTGGAACTAGTACAACTGATGTAATTACAATTGATGAATTAATTATCCGTAATTCTGAGTTCCCTACAATGGACTGGGCTAATGGAGATATCTATAGCATTGTAGCTACAACAAGTGTAGTAGTTGCGGGTCACACTTTCTCTCCTACCATGTCCAGTACTACTAATGATGTAGTCATTGGAAGTGGTCGTGGAGCTACAAGTTACGAAGCTAAGGACATGGTCGTTGACCGTATTCTATTAATACAAACTACATCAGGTGGAGATGTCATTATTGATAAATTAATACTTGACGGAGTACGTGCTTGGACTGGTGCATTTAATGCTGACTACTTTGAAATAGGAACGCTGACTTTAGAGAATG